CGTAAAACTATAGCCGTTCACAGTTATGCAATCTGAAAGATCACAGTCTGAGATGATTAACAATCTTGTAGTGGACAACGAGGTATCAGGAACGGATACCCACTCTGTAGCGTTAGACGCAAGCGGAGTTGAAGTTGTCACTACCAATATGGTGGTTGGGACCCACCCCGGAGAGAAAGTGCCTCCGGCCGACGTCAAGGCGACGTCGGGTGAAAGAGCACAAGGTTTGATTCGTGGTCTGTGTCTGGTGTTGCACCATCACGGAATCACACGGAACGCTATGGATAGCTTCCGAACCCAGGCCACCGCGTACCTCACTGTTTCAGAGGAGGCGGTCTTCTTCAAGCGAGCAAAGTACCTTACTGTTGCTCCCATGGCGCGCTATTTGGGGCCAGATCATGTTGATCCGCCAAGCGTTCCCGACCAGGATTGGAATCCGGTCGGCCAGTTCAGAAACTGGGCCAAACGCCGATTAGGCGTGTTTTGTCGTAAGAACACCCACTTGTGGTATTCCTTTCTGCAGGGCAAGCGTGCTGCGTTGCCTCTCTCGAACGATTTTGTTTTAACCACGTATCAAGAGCACAGGAAGGCGATGGAGATCAAGGATCCCATCGACAACGACATACACGATCGGTGTATGAAGGAGTTGAAACCCGTTCTTGATAAGATCAAACGGGGTCTTCAGCAGGAATACTCCACTGCTGGCCGGGACGCAGATTGGCTGCAACCGGGGGAAACTCAACATGTCGCGTCAACTAAGGCGTCATTTGAGAAAAGCCGAGCTGCCGGAGGGCAGCTCGGTGCATTGATTCGCAAGGTGCCGGAGTTATATCAATGCAATCCGCTGAATAAGGTGGGTTCGAGGAGAGATCCCGACCTCATCCGTATGACTTTCTATCCTAGAGTTGTCATCAGCGGTCGTGTTCAACTGAACGTCGTCATCGAGGAATACGGATACCCCGAGGGGGAGAAGTCTTGGTACGACAGTCTCAGGAAGACGTGTGTCTACTTTGCTAAAGAGCAGAGGACACTTCAAGCGACCATCCAGGCCGTTCTTGAACCATTGAAAGTTCGCGTTATTTCCAAGGGAAACGCGGCCCCGTATTACATCAGTAAGAGGCTCCAAAAAGCTTTACACGGTGTGATGCGGGAAATGGACTGTTTTCGTCTAATAGGGGCTCCATTAGGTGCGGTCGATCTGGTAGATCTCGCGCTGAACCCTGTTCAGACTGGCACGGGTCAACTCGAGTGGTTCTCGATTGATTACTCCGCGGCAACCGACCGATTGTCGGCGAGGTTGTCAGCCTCCATCCTCAACTATCTAGTTGAAGGTCAGGATCTTGCTATGCAG